GAACTGTGCGACTCACGCTCGCGCCGAACCTCTTTGGATACTGGTTGCAAACCCAGTATTTCATGGCGATGCAGTTTGCGGTTATACCGCCTTTTGCATCCATGAGTTCCATCGAAGTAGGACCACAGCGTGAGAACCCCTAATTCCTCAGTCGACTTGGGAAGCAACGCCCTTGTCTTCGGTGGAATCTTGGACTGCATATAGTCGGAAAGCCGGTGAAAGCCAGCTCTAGATGCGTTTTTACACACATCTAGCCAACTAATGAGGTCCGAAGGGGATGTTCCTAGCTCAAAGGCACGTGCATAGACAGGGGTCACATCGACCCCCTTCCATGCATCCCTTCCGCAACTTTCTCGGAAGTGCCCGCTGGTATGAGTCTTCATACCATTGATCTTTAACTCGCAGTGAGTTAGGATCAGAGCTAAGGACGGGAATGCTGACGACGGCAGAATAATGTCGTCGCCATAGACCTGGACTTCCCGTGCACAAGACATGACGTTCTCGAAAGAGAGCTTCAGGCCTCTATCATATAGTATAGCTGCTATCGACATGATAGCATATACTATTGATTGCACTGGGAATGTTGTTCCGTTACCCATAGGGGCATATTTTCTCAACTTGAGAAAATACGTATCACCGACGCCGGTAGTATTTACTAGCCAACGTGAGCGACAAGCGTGCAAAGCCAATATGATCGAAGGATTCGACTTAAAGGCTCGCTCGACCACCCAACAGGATAGGCGATCAGAAGCAGCGGATAAATCCACTGTTGACCGATCACCCTTCTCTGAAGCTTCTAAGCACAATTGCCGGGAAGGCTCTTGTGATTTGAAGTCTATGGAGTATCGAAGCGGTTTCGGCAAATGTTGACGAAACCACCTCATCATTCCTAACTGTAGGAATTGATGAGCAACAGGCTCTGACGCGATCATGCGAGGCCCTTTTAGAGTTTTTGGAACGGCGAATAGCCGGACTGGAGGCTCACTTAGGGATTGCATGAGAGCATCAGTAAGATGCAGATCCTCACGATGGTAAGCAAAGTAGGAAGCAGGAAACACTTGCTCCAGCTTCGCCGGCCAGTGAGGGAACAGATACTTATCAGTACCTGTCTTTGCATCAGCCACAGCACCAGGTCCATGTCGTGGCCTCAATTGTCTCCAATCAAATTCCGGAAATTGTGAAATCACAATATCCGAAACGCCATCAAGCACTCTTAGCAGAGCGCGAGGGGCATGGTCTCTGTCTGAGACCATATCCGGAGACCTTCGATGCCCATCAAGGAAACTGAGACTTCTTTTCGGAATACTTCCGATATCGTCAGCCGACCAATCTATGCTCGGCAGACGAAGAGAAGAATCAATTACTTGATAGTCCCTCACCTCAGCATGGATTGCAGCATCGCTGCATTCCATCCGAATCTTCTTACACAGGTACAGAACCTGTCTAATGAATCGGATTGCGTCTGGTGAGGCATCTTCTCGAAGGAGACCACAATCGTCAAAAACCTTTTCGAAAAGCCCAGAGAGGAATTCCTTTCTGTTCTTTAAAGTTTTCCCAAAACTATGGGGAAACTTATCTACGAAAAGTCTCCCGCGGGATAAGGAATAGTCAAAGACTTTTCCGGCTTCCGGCATGTCAATCATGCAGAAAGTAACCCCACGTGAGTTGACGATTTTCTCTAACCAAAGAAGATCCTTGGTCAGAGAAGGTAGCAGACCCGAATCCCACGCTGCAATGTCTTCAAACAGCGCAGCGTGTAAGTTAAGGTCTGACATATCGTTGGCCTTTTTCATGGCAGCTCCATATGAAGGTGCACATGACCAACTACTGATCCAATGGTGCACCCTCACACCCTTTCGGGTGTGAGGGGAAGTTCGAAAGCCATCAATCCTAGGGGAAACTTTAGGATTGGCGCCCAACAAGTTTTACAATGTTGGGGTCAGTGAGAAAGTCTACGACTGACTCAGTGACGTCTTCCGAACATTCGGTGTCCTGTGTATTGTCATCCGTTCGGATGGCCATCCACGCTGACGCAGTTCGCAAATATGCGAACGTCGTCGGGTCATAGTGTTCGATATCAACACGAACCATATGAGACTCCCCAAAACCTCCACGAGGCGGAATAGTGTGCTTCACTGTCAAAGTGACGCGCTTATTCGTAGCTTCGCCGAAGTAAGTGGCACCAAATTGGTCCTGGTTTATTCGGTTGAGATTTATTGTCCCAGCGTCATAAGCCAGTACAATCGGATCAGTAAATGCCATGTCAGTTCCTTTAGTGGCGATGTCACATCGCGACTAGAATGCACGAAGTGCATTCACTGTGAGTAGAGCTCCAAGGTTCGCCATTTGCCCATTCGAAAGAAAGGGAAAAGGGACGATCCAAGGAATAGGATTCGGATAGACTCCCCGGTTCTTGGAGACACTAGACATTGTGTCTCCTACCGAGCTTACACCCGGTTTTAAACGGATATTCGTCATAGTTGACGTTGATTCTATCTTGACCATGATGCACATCCTAGTAGTCCGCGTCTTTACTATACCAGACGTGGCCTCTAAGAAGTCACCGATGTTCCAGAAATAATCAATCAGAAACGACCACGGAACCATGTTCCACAAGGTCGCAGCTGAAAATCCGCCGCCAAGCGATAGGCGACGTGCCAAATCGTATTGGTCAGAGGCCGGTGGCAGAGGATTCACAAGCTTAGCATTTGCTGTGAACCATGCCCGATGCACTTCCTTGTACGCCATGTCCGCCGTTACAGGCGAACCTAGCGACGCAGTAGTGTACCCATTAGGGGTAACGGAGTCTATTAACACGGATTCACCGAGAGATCGTTGAACACGTGTTCCTGACTCTAATCTCTTGAGGTAGGCAAGCCTATCCTCAATAGACTTCTGCAAGTCAATGAGACTGAAGAGGTCTGAGATTAGTGGCGCCCATCCAAAGCTATAAGCTAAGTACCCTTCGGGTACCGCTTTGGGGTGCATTCGTCTAGAAAGCACCTCACCTAAATTCCGAAGCATAGCTGGAAAGTCCTTGAACTCAAACAAGAACAAGGGCAAGTCCAACACTGCTCTATTGGGATTTAGGTTAGCCAGAGCCTTAGTTTGCCAATACAACCAATTAATTGGTTGTACTGTCGGCGTGAACACATAGCTATTGCGCGCTTGAGGATTATACCCCTCAGCGACATAGCGAGTGGTCCCGTCCCGTGGCCACGTGCCACTGAAACTATAAGGATCAGCACGGCGAGACAAGATATTAAGACTTGTATCGATCGTGTAAGGATAGGGCTGTGTCGAGTCCGAACATTGCTCATTCCAAGTAACCCCACTAAATCCGGTGGATGTAACGATTGGCACACCATCACTGATGCGCACAATCTGATACTTCCCCGCCGAAGTGGTCGAGCGAACTCGATTGCGGTTACGAGGCGTGGGCATAGATCCTACTCCACTCACAAGAGGTCATAATGAACTGGATTGAGTTCCAGCGGGAGAGCCGAAGGGCTC